CGTTTGCTGTTAGACACAGGTAACCTCAACATGTTCCATCAATCAATTGGTTCTCTAACATTGTTAGATGACTACAGAAGATGGAGAGATAGAGTATTCCTTGATGAACTATTCAAGTCTGAATCCCGTGGTCAGTCAGGTGACACACAAGGTGGCTATTACTACCCAAATAACAAGGTAAAGACAGCTGCTACAACCTTGACTGCTTATTCCGCTGCAGAATTCGCTTCTGAGCGTTATAAATTCAATGTTAAAACAGACCTTTTAGAAGTTGTAAAGGGCTTACGTAAGCGTAATGTTCCTGTTTTTGCAGATGGCTACTACCGTTGTGTAGCTGATCCTTCATTCATGAAAGATCTAAGAGCTGATGCAGGCTTCAGAGAGGTTGCTAGATACCCTGGCATGGGTCAGCCTAACCCTCTTATGGGTGGTGGTGCTCCTAATGCTTCCATTTATCAGGGTGGACAGTTCGGACAAGCACAATTTGTCGCTGGCGAACCAGTTATGCCATCAGGTTTCGTATTTGAAGGTGTAAGGTTCTTCGAAACAACAAATATGCCCTCCAAAACAATTACCGTAAATACAAACGATGGTAATGGTGCCGTTTCACACGACACTCCACCAGCTGTATTCTTCGGTCCACAAGCAATTGGTGTTGGTGTGGGTGGTCCTAATGCTCAAGTTCTCATTAACAACAATGATGACTTCAGTAGATTCATTATTTTGATCTGGCAGCTATATGCTGGCTTCGCAAACTTGAATAAGGACTTCATCACAGTTGCATTCACAATTGCAGACGTATAAGGAGGATAACTAAACATGGCAACATATAAATCAAATGCCGGAGCAGTATTACAGCCCGGTAATCAGGTAAATAGATTATCTTCTTACAACAAAGAAGGTGTACATGGATGGCCTGGTCTCGAATTCTACGAGCAGATTGGTTTTATTAAAGTTTCTAATAAATCAGGAACAAAAGCCAACTACAAGAGTTTCGATATCACAATTCCTTCACCAGATCGTCGTCCTGATGATCGTGTTAGAGATGATCGTACATCTTTAGTGGTACCAGCAAGTTCAACAAAACCTGCTTATGTGTATCAAGCTTCTTTAGCAATCGCCCAGGATATTCCTGCAGGTGGATTAGCAACATTCCCAGCATCACCAGTAACAACTGATCTTTTAGGTACTAATGGAGAGTTCCTTCTTCTAGGTCCTGATAATGGTGGCTCACCTCTTGGTGTTCCTGCTGCCCAGCCAACTGGTCTAGCTGCTGCATCTTCCTTACTAGATATTGGTGCTTCCGGTATTGCTCAAGGAACAGGAATGACTTCAACAGACGGAACAGTTGATGGAGTAGTTCCATTCTGGACCGCTGTAACTACAGGTGGTATTACTGCAGCTAACGCAGAAAATTCCATGATGTATAAAGTAACTGCCGACACAACCTTCAAGGTTTATAATGTCGATGGTATTACTGGAACAGCAGTTAATGGAGATGGAGTATACATCTCTGATACAGCTTCTGATGAAAGTAAAGCTGCATACATCCTTTGTAGAGTTAACTACATTCGTCCATCTGAGCCAGTAGGCTGGAATGATGTTCAAGGTTTAATCGACTTTGCATCTCAGATAGGTGGCGGTGACGCTTAATACTTGATGTATTTATAAAGGAGCCGGGCATATGCTCGGCTTTTTTATTTGCACTAAAAGTGTGGGTTGTTATTCTATTTATATAGATAATAATTAATTAAATGTTATACAGATACAAGCCAACAGGTGCACTGCTTGAGAAAGTCTCAGTTCATGGTGATGGAATTGTCATGTGTACAGATGCACAAGATGAAGTTCATTATGTAGATGAATCTGATTTGATTCCTCAATTACAAGAAACCACAGAGAAAATTAAAACTGAAGAACGTCTAACTGCTCAATTAGCATCGGAAGGTGTTAAACCTGCAACACCTACAAAAAAAGAAATTTTTCCTGTAGACACCAGAGTTAACATCAATACTGCCAGTGCTAGACAACTTGCTGATGCGTTGCCTGGTGTAGGATTAAAGACAGCTAGGGAGATAAAAGACTTACAATCTTCCATGTTAGGCGAGAAGTTCATTAAGTTAGATCAGCTTAAATCTATTAAGCGTATCGACTGGGATGAACTTATAAAAGATAATCTTATTCGTGTTGAATAATGCAACTTGATGAATTTACTAAATCAAAATGTAAATGGCATTTAGGATATAATCAAACATCTATACCAGCTGGTGACTTAGCTAGATTAGAAGAAGCCTTGGATAATATTCAAGACTCTTTCTGGTTTAGTAAAATAGTTGAACAGGTGGGAAGATGTGATGAAGCAGAGAAGAGGACAGATATGACAGGGATTCTGAATAATGATATTACACCTGCTGGAAGACGTGAAAACATAGCTGGTGACGTGGATAGAACCATTAGCACAACTGATTATAAGGATACTCTCAAGACATGGACTGGTATATACTTATATGAGACGGATCGATTAGCTCAACATCTTTACGTACCTAATTATCGTAACCCTGAGCAAGCTAGATATCGATTTAATCGTGAGGGTGCTGAATTTATACAAGCACTTCCTGGACCAGCTGATGTAGCAGTTGGAACCAGACTTATGTTTGCTACAGAACTTAGATAGTACCTATTTATTATGGCTGGAAAAAAAGGAAAGATGCCACCGCAGCTTCTTGAATATTTTAAAAATAGAAATGAGAAGGATAGTAAAGGTGAAGAAAAATCCGATAAGGATAAGCGTAAAGAAGCTTTAGATAAAGCTACTAAAGCTAAAGACAAAAAAGAAGATAAATAGTTACGCTAAAATAAACTTAAAAGAAGGACAGTAAATTGGCATCTACCTCAACAAATAAACAACCAATGATGCTGGATAGACCAGCATCTACCAGTACTCTTGTTAGAACACAAACAGGACAGACGTTTGCTACTAGTTTATTACCTACATCAATTGGTAATGTAACCAAGATATTCGATGTTGATCAGGCATTAACAGACACTCAAATTAGTGGTGCATATATAGATGAGATATTCATTAGGTATACAAAAGATGTCAATAGAGTTATTGATTCTGTAACAGCAACCGCATCCACATATACAAGAGCTGCTGCTGTTTTAACTGTTACCTCAACCAACCATAATTTTAAGGTAGGTCAGAAGTTATTCTTTGATGTACAGAGTGGTGGAGCACCAACTGAAGAAGTAGAAGTAACAGCTGTAACTGGTGCGAATACTTTCACTGCAAATAGTTCTGCTTCAGGAACTATAGGTAGTAGTAATGTAAATATTCAGAAGCCTGTTGATTTCGTTTTCTATCTAACTAGTGTAAGTACTGTTACGGGAACCAGTCAATTCTTACCATTATTCGTAGCTAATGTTGAATCTGTACCTGCAGATCAAACATTTAGTTTAACTGAAAAATTAATACTCCCACTTATAAATTCACCTGTACCTCATGCAGGAGGTAACTTCAATAGTGCTACAAGTACACTCGCTCCTAAATTGAGAGGATTAATGCTACCTCGTGGGTCAGCTATATATGTAGGTGTAAGTGGTATAGGTTCATTGACAAATGGATTCTATGTGAATGTCCAAGGTGGATATTATTAAAGAGAATGCCAAGAAGAAGAGCTAGTTTTGGTACTTCTTTTGATAATTCTTTTAAAGGTTTCTCAGATGCTGTACTGAGGAAAGAGAAATCAAATCAAGGTGATTATGCTGAGATACCATATCAGTTTGTCCCTGTAGGTAAAGATGATGATTATAGTGAAGTAAGATTCTATGACTTTGATAGTACATGGTCTAGGTGGAGAAGAGGATATGAACTTTATGTAATAACTCAACAATATTTAGGATCATCTGCTACAGGCAGAAACACTAGGGGAGATTTTAGAATGTTCTTTACATTCCAATATTTTCCAGGTCTTTTTGTACCTGTAAGAATATTTACTTTCCCTAGTGCTGGTAATGAAGAAGGAGAACATACAGTTGGTATTCGTGATGCCAATAGTCTTAATCTTTATGATCTTGGTTTACCCATTGATTCTGTTAGATATGTCACTGCAGCAACTGCAGGAACTTATAACAAATCTGGTACCACTGTTGTTGTAACGCTGGTAAATCATGGATTGCGTGTAGGAGAAAGTGCATTTCTTGATTACACATCTGGAACTGCAGTTGATGAAACATTGACCATAGACTCTGTGACTGATGACACTTTTACTTGCACAAGTTCAGCGTCAGTAACAACAGCTGGAACTGTAAATGTGAGACAGGAATTTGCAGATACTGCAGAAGGATTTTCTGATACCAGATGGACAGAGCAGAGAGTAAAGATAAGAAGCATGCCAACACCAGTTACATTACTAGCTGGTGAAAGACTTGTTGATCGTGTAGTAGAACGTGATTCAGGAGTCAATTCTACTTATTCTCAATCAGGTAATACAGTTACAGTGACATGTAGTTCTCCTCATGGATTATCTACAGGTAATCAAGTTTTCTTAAAAGTGACATCTGGCAATACGAAAACTGGTTTATATAAAGTGATAGTTACGAGTGCGACTGAATTTACAGCTGAATCTATTATTAGTGCTACAGCAAGTGGTAATGTAAAAGTTCAAAGAAGAATAAAAGGATTTGATTTTAATAATTATGTCGGTAATACAGTCACTGGAGTTGATCTAACTACTGATGAAATACTGTTTAAACGTGATGAAAGTTATGGTGTACAAATCGTTAATAATAAACCTAAGACAATAACTCCTGCACATAGAGGTTTTCTTGCAGGACAGGATAGATTTCTTACTACAGAAATTAGATATCAATGTAATTGTCCAGACTTCATGCGTCGTAGAAAATATAATCTATACAAAGATACAACTGATGAGAGATTTCCTACTACAGGCATTGAGAGTGTTGTCCCTGGAACAAGACAGGATAGAGAAGGGAATGTAATTGATTCCAGAGATAATCCTGGAGTGTTTGATGATTTTGGATATGCACCTACAGGTAACTTTTATCAAGTACCTGAATATAATGATGATCCAGAGGCAGCTCTTTCAGGTCTTTTATATTATCAGACTCGTTGGTGTAAACATATCTATGCAGCTTTATGGTCTATGAAACATGATGAGGGTAATGATAGATTCAGTTTCGAAGGAAGATATCAACAAAGTGGACCTAATGTGACAATAACTATTGTCAATCATGGATTGCCTGTTGATAAGAAAGTAGATATTGATTTCACCAGTGGTGATTTATTAGATGGTCAATATACGATTAGTTCTGTTCCAGATGAGAATACAATTGTAATTGTATATCCTTTCTCTGGTACTACACAGGGTGATTGTATTGTAAGTAGTTTAAAGATACATGAGTATGTAAATACTTGGTTACTCGAACCTAATGATCAACCAGCTGGTAATGCTTTAGATAAATTCTATAAGAACTTCGAAAAAGAACAGGAACGTACTAGAAAAGCTGCAGAGAGGATGGCACTTTTAGGATATGGATTACCTTGGACAGGAAATAAAGATATTGAATTTGGACAGAGAAATGCACCAGAAGAGATAGCACAGTTTGATCCTACTCTTGTGACTATGAAGCTTACAGATACTATTAGACGTGATGGTAGAGAGTTAAGTCGTGACGGAAAATTATTGAATAATGCAGCATCAACATTGATGTCTATGCAGAAAGTTTTGAATCTAGATTTTAAATTAATAGAAGATGTTCGTATTGGATTAGTTAATCAACCACTTACAGACTTTACTCCTGATTTTCAGTTTGGAGAAGTAGAAGGAGGAACATATTTAAATGGAGAATTGATAACAGGAGCAGGAGTGAGTTCTATGGATTGCTCAACTTATAATCCAGGAGTAGAACAGTCCATAAATGTAGATGCAGGACTTTATCTTAATTAGATATGACTATACAGATTCAAAGTAGAAGATCAAGTTTATTAAATGACAGACCAGTGCCAACAAGAATAGGAGCTGGTGAACTTTGTGTAAATATAAATTCTGGAGACCCTGGATTATTCTTTGCGGATAATGTGGCTTCTCCCAGCACAGGTTTAATTAAAGTAGGACCTATCCATGTAGGATCAACTCAACCTAATAATTCACCGACTGGTTTCACCAGCTTTTCTAAAGGTGAATCTTGGTTAGATACAGCAAGCACACATCTATTCAGAGTGCATGATGGTACTAATTGGCAATATGCGAAGGCAGTAGCTTCTACAACTAATACAGGTTTTCCTTCTAATCCAGTTAATGGTCAATTGCACTACATAGAATCAACAACTACTTTGCATATTTATAGGTCAAGCATAAGTGGATGGACAGCAATCAACTAAAAGAAAAATGTAATTGTGAACATTGTATGAATAAAGAAGAACAAATAAAGCAGGCAGGCAATCATTGGAGATTAATTAAACTTAATCTCAAAGCACAAAAGTGTAAGACACGTAAGAAAGCTATAAAAATACTTTCTAAGGTTGAGTAAACATCATTTCTACTTCATTGAAACTCAATGAATTTGTAGAGAAACATATAGCTTTTCGATTTATCTCTGTATTGTCGGAAGGAATAACACTGTGGACTTTATTTACATTCAAGATATAAGTATCACCTGGCTGTGCGATGAAAGATTCTGTTTCAATTAGATCCTCTAGGTTATATACATATCCATCGGTTTGATTATCTATTTGATATGGTTGAGCACCTTTTTTTATTTCATAAAATTGGGTTACACAATTATTCGTTTCAATGTAAAAATTTATAACTGCAGTAGGACCACTATCAGAATGAGGAAGAATATAAGAATTAGCTTCTAAAAAATGTAAGTAGAAATCAGATTCATATTCTTGTGGAATGATATTTATCTTATCCTTTATCTTTAGATCACTGTACCATAATCCAGTGAATTTATTATTTATATTTATTCCATACTCTACTGCTCTCTCACCAATCTTATAAGAAGGAATGTCTACTTCGAGATCTAGTTTTTTAAAATACACTATTTAGAGTTCTGTTTAATCATTAACTCTAATATTCTATCTAGTTTTTGATGGACTGTATCCATCTCACGTATAAAATCTTGTTTCAATACATAACCTCGAATCATATCATCTTCCACACGATTGATTTCATCTTGTAATTTGTTGAATCTTCTTTGAATTTTTTCATTAAAACCATTCAGGGATTTGATAACACCAGTGAAAGCTGCTAGTCCACTGGTCACAGCAATAGCAATAATTTCTGGTTCCATCAATAATGTAAGTCCTTATATCTATATTCTAAAGGATTTAACAACTTAGAATAGTTTTATATGAAACTTAAGATTAGATGGCTACTGGGGAACCAAATTTAGAAGGTGCGATAGGAGTTCTTGTAGATTTATTGACTGCCAATGGATTTACTATGACTCGTTCACCCTATGAAAATAATATGCGAGGATTAGTAGATGCATTGATAGATCTGAAAGAAGGGTTTCCTACCTTTGCTCCATTACAGGTTGGATTCAATGCAACAGCATTTGAGAATGTAGCTGATGGGGATGCTTTATATATGCGTACATCTGATGGTCAGGTAGGAAAGGCAAGTGCAGCTGATGGAACTTTAGAGAATGCAACTGTAGTAGGATTCGCCAATGCAGCAGCTAATGCTACTGAGACTGTAAAGGTAATTGTAGTGGGACTAAAGACATTAAGTTCTCTTAATGCTGGAGATTTATTTTTCTTATCTGATTCAACTGCTGGAGCTATTACAACAACTCCTCCTTCTGGAGCAGGTAAGGCAGTAACTCGTGTAGGAGAAGCTTCTACTACTACCGAGTTTGCAATCCATATTGATGCACCTGTACTTCTAAGATAATGGCTGATGTAAAAGATCTAGAACCTTATGTAGGTAATGAAAAAGGTTTAGTTGATGTATTGATCGACTTTAAATCAACAATGCCCAACCCTATTGTATTCAAGGTAGTCGGCTATCAAGCTTTAGCTTTTGAAGATGTTACTCAAGGAGATGCATTATATTCCAGGGCTTCTGATGGAAAGGTAGGAAAAGCAATAGCGAATGGAACTCTAGATCAGGCGACTGTTGCAGGATTTGCTGAAACTACAGTGACTTCAGGTAATCAGGTTCGTGCGATAGTTTCAGGCCAAGTGGCTGTAGCACAAACATTAGATGCCGGTGATCTTTTCTTTTTATCAGCTTCACAGGCAGGTCAGATTGTTAAGACACCACCATCAACTTCTGGTCAATATGTGACTCCTGTGGGTGAAGCTCCTAATACAAGTGAATTAATTGTACGAATAAAGCGTCCTATTCGTCTGGGCTAAAATTGTTAAAGATAAAATAGAAGAATAATAAAAGTTTTTTATTAGATAAGGAACTAACAGTAGTAATTAAAAGATGGCAACACGTAAGGCTATTACGCTGGTAAGTGGTTTATTTCAAGAGGTCAATACTTCTACAGATAAATTAGACTTCGCTGGTAATACTACAGCCGACCTTGGAGAAAATACTAATCTATATTTTACAAATGCCAGAGCTAGGGGAGCTGTATCAGTAACAGATTCAGGAGGTCTAGGAAGTCTCGCATACAACAACTCAACTGGAGTAATAACTTATACAGGTCCTTCTGACTCAGATGTGACAGGAACATTAAGTGTAGCCTCTGGATCTGGGTTAACTTATAACTCTGGGACTGGAGAGTTTGGAACTAATGCAATACCCAATTCTCAATTAGCGAATGATGATGTAACTATTGGAGGCACCGCAGTTGCACTTGGAGCTACAGCTTCGACTATCACTGGTTTAACATCATTAGCATCTACCACATTAATTTCTGGAGTTGCGGATGCAGCTAATGCTATATCAATAGCGAGTGGGAATATTACATTTGAAGGATCAACTGCTGATACAAATGAAACAATACTTACTGCAGCTGATGCCACAGGTGGAGATAAAACTCTTACATTACCAAATGAAACAGGAACAATATTAACAACTGCATCTTCAATTGCTAACAGTAATCTAGCTAACTCGTCTGTAACGATAGGAAGTACAAGTGTTTCTCTAGGTGCTACCACAGTGAACTTCGCAGGAGTAAATGATTTTATAGCTGAAGATTTATATGCTAGTGGATCGACTGCTGGAGCAGCTAACTCGATTAATGTTAGTGGTGTCACAGGTACAATAATATTTGAAGGAGCTACAGCTAATAACTTTGAAACAAGTTTAGGTGTCACTGATCCTACAGCTGATAGAACAATTACATTCCCTGATGCCACAGGAACGGTTGCGTTGTTAAGCACATTAAGTATTGCTTCTGGGTCAGGATTATCTTATAACTCAGGTACAGGAGAATTTGGTACTAATGCTATCCCCAACTCC